AGTTGTGCGGGACATGTACGCCACCCTCCGGGGTGACCGTGCCGAAGTCTTTGACATTTGCCACAAGTACTTCAAGGGTGACCACACCCGCCCCTACGCCCCGCGTGAATCCTCCGATCAGATCCGCGATCTGCAAGAGCGGTCCATCACAAACTGGATCCCACTCTTAGTCAACCTGCCCTCGCAAGTTTCCTACGTGGACGGTTACCGCCGTGGCACCTACGGTCTGGGGCCAGAGCCGGAAGCGGCTACTGGCGATGAGATCGCGGCCGGCAAAGATCCCAAGCGTTTCTCGCCTGAGTACGCCTGCTGGCAGCGCAACCGCATGGATGCGAGGCAGGCCACCCTCTACAAGGCCGCACTGATGTACGGCCACAGCTTTGCCCACGTGAACAACCTCCACCCTTCCGGCGACGTGAAGGTGGAAGTGCTGGGCACTCGCCACACGGTGGCATTCTTTGATGATCCGGTCAACGACATTAGACCGAAGATTGTCCTGACGATTCGTTCCTACGCCCGCGACGAAGATACTCCGGGGCTAGCGATTCTTTGGGATGACACTCACCGCTATGAGCTGAACATTGACGAGGAGGGCGAGTTCTCCCTGAGGGGAGACCCCGCCGCGCACGGCCTAGGCCAGTGCCCCGTGGTTCGCTACACAGCCGGTGCGGCCGACGATGAAGGCAGGGCCATCGGCGTCATCAACGACACGATGATGACCCTCCAGAACCGTGTCAATCAGGCCGCGTTCTCCACCAACATAACCGCCGATTTCGGAGCCTTCAAGGTCAGAACGGCCGCTGGGCTACAGGTGCTCTACAAGATTGATGCCGTCACTGGCGAGCCTCTGCTGGATGCCGGTGGCAATCCGATCCCGGAACCCATCGCCGTGTCCCAGGCGAAGATGCTGATCTCCGATGACCCGAACACCAAGTTCGGCCAGTTGGACGAGACGCCGTTGCAGGGCTACCTACAGCTTGAGGATCAGACGGTAAAGAACCTCGCGGCTGTCGCCCAGTTCCCGCTTCACGCCCTGATCGGCAACGTCTCCAACCTGAGTGCAGAAGCGCTCAACGCGCTGGAGGCCCAGTTCATGAGGCAGATGAATTTCTTCCACACGTCCTGGGGCGAGTCCCACGAGGAGCTGTTCCGGTTGCTGGCTGAGGCCCTTGGCGATGCTGAGGGAGCCAACGCTTTCGGCGGCGAAGTCCGCTGGAGGGACATGAGTTCCAAGGCATTCGGCGCAACCATGGACGGCCTGGGTAAGGCCGCGGACATGTTGCAGATGCCGAAGCGCGCGCTGTGGGCCATGATGCCAGGGATCACCTCCGGGGATCTCGCGGACATGGAGGCCCTGCATGAGCAGGAAAAGACCGACGAAATGTTCAACCCGACGAACCCGAGTTCGGCAAGGGAGCGCCGCCCCGTAACCACGGGTGGTGGTTCCACTGGCAACCAAGGCTGAGGTTCTCGCCATTGAGGAGGCCCACCGCGCCGCACAGGCGCGGCTGGGCATTGCCGGTGCATATCTCGCACTGAGGGGATGGGAGGCCGTATCCGTTACGGTCCCCGTCGCCTCTGCTGATGCGTGGCTCACACGGAGCCTCCAGATGATCAACGCCATTCGGCGTAAGTCGGGCCGTCTGGCCAAGGCTTACTACCAACTGGCGCGGGCACTGGAGACCGGCTACACGCTGGGCTACCCAGAGTTTTCCACTGATCCCAGTCAGATCACCATGGGCGGATTGCGCAAGCAATATCTGGACTTGCTACTGGAAGTAGCGGACCTTGACCGCCCCAGATCCGATGAGCGGGCCACCTCAGTAAAGGTGACCACCGACATTGACGAGATCTGGCTCCAAGACGAGCTGGTGGCCTCTGAGGGACAGCCGGTGAATAGGGGAGGGGTAACTGAGGTCAATCTCAGTGACACCACCCTTGATACCTACATTGACGACCTCCTAGAAGCAACCGAATCCGCGAGCGACGATGACCTTGTTGAAGTGGATGAGTATGACGGCTGGGAGGATGACGCCCTGACTCCTGAGGAGTTGAGGGAGCTATACGAGGAGGATCTGTTAGCGGCGGCGCGGCAACGCGAGGCCCTGATTGCGAGACTCCAAGCCTCTGAGGAGGTAACAGCCAAGCAGGCGTTTGCCAAGGCCCAGAAAGTGCATGATGCCGCTGGGTCCGTAAGCGCCGGCCTTGTTGATCAGGCCGGCATTGATGCCGGCCGAGAGCTGATTGACCGTGTATCCACGGAAGATCGCCGCGTAATGATGTGGGCGCGGGCCACCGGCCCGAACCCTTGTGCGTTCTGTTCGATGCTGGCCTCCAGAGGCTTTGCGTATACGAGCAAGAACCGCGCTGGCGCGTCCAAGTCATTTCACCCCAATTGCCACTGCTACCCAATTTGCCGTTGGGACCAAGCCAGTGACACGGCACCCGAACGTACACAGCACTACATGGATCTGTGGAAGTCGGAGATGAAGGGCAAGCCCGTCGAACAACGCGGCACAGACAACGACACGCTGAACAAGTGGCGGCGAATCATCGCCGCCGAACGGCGTGCCGAGAGGGAAGCGCATCGCAAACGCTACCTCGCAGAATCCATCGCACGATCCAAAGCATGATCCCAGGAGGATAGCTAATGCCCGATACCGGCGCACCCCAGGGCCAGGAGCCTACAGCAACACCCGATCCCGTAACCCCGCCCGCCGAAACCAAGACCGACCCCTGGGAAGGAATCCCTGAGGAGTTCGCTTGGGCCAAGAGCGCCGTTGAGAGCGCCAACCGCGAGGCCGCAAGCCGCCGCGTAGCTCTCCGCGATCTGGAGGAAAAGACGAAGGACGCCAAGACTCCTGAGGAGTTCACAGCGGCCATGTCTGAGTTCCAGTCCGCACAGGACAAGCTCACCGTCGATCTGGAGCGTGAGCGCGCCGCCCGCAAGCACAAGCTTGATGACGACGTGCTGGAGTTCCTGACGGGAACCACCGCAGAGCAGATCGAGGCGCAGGCCGCAAAGCTTGCTGGCCTCAAGCCCGGTGCCGCACCCGTCCAGACAGTAGTCGTCACACAGCCCGAACCAACCGGGGGAGTGACACCCGGCGACAAGGCTCCCAAGGAGCAGAGTGGCCGTGACGCATGGCGGGCATTCAAGGAACGCCGGTAACGGCAATCCCACCCCACCTAAGGACTGACACAGAGTCGGTCCTTTTTTCATGCCCTGAAAGGCAGTCATTATGACGTACACACCGCACCTCAAGGTCAAGCCCGAGGTATTCGTTGAGGCCGGCGCGACCGCCCTCTCCGACAAGCTGGTTATCAGCAACACCGTTACCAAGCGTAACGACACCAAGAAGTTCTTCGCTTCTGAGGGTGACACCATTACACAGAAGGTGAAGGGTACACTGCCCGTTCGCCAGTACGCACCGCGTAACGATCGCTCACAGCCGATTGTAACCGATGTCTACTCCGAGACAAAAGTGGCACTGACCCTCGATGTCACGCGCCCCTACAGTGCGGTAAAGCTCACAGACGAACAGCGCGACTGGGATTTCCAGGATGGCCTCGGTGACATCATCGACGCTCAGACTGACACACTCGCTCAGTTCATGGAGCACTCTGTTCTCCAGAAGATCCTCGCCGCTCCTTACGAGCGCATCGTTGCTGTGAAGGATGACGCCACTGGCCTGTCCACCGCGCGGGATCTGTCACAGGACATTTGGTACAACGCCGTGATCGAAGCCAAGAAGGCTCTCCGACTCATGCGCACACCGAGTGAAAAGCTCATCTGTGTTGTCGGTGTTGACATCGAGGAATCGCTCCTCAAGTCCAACCGACTGATCAAGTTCGAGGGCACTGGCGACAACGCGCTGGCATCCTCCACTCTCGGTACTATTGCCGGTGTTCAGTTTGTTTCATCTACTCACATCCCCGCCGACGAAGCATACATGTATGCTCCCTCCGGTTTCATCGCGTTCTCCGGGACACCTTCCGTGCCGCGCTCTGTGCCTTACGGCGCAACAACTGTTGTCGATGGTTGGGCACTTCGCCACCTCGCTGACTACGACACAGGCTTCCTCACAGATCGTTCCGTGTTCGACACCTACTTCGGATCGGCCTACACCAAGGACCGCATCCAGGTGTTCAACGGTGAGAGCCAGCACCTCATCTCCGCCGATGAGTACTTTGTTCGCGGCATCAAGATCGGACTCAAGTCCACTGGTGCTGTTGAGAAGGCTCCGGGCGACAACGACCTGGTGAACACCACACCCGGCTCTGACCCGAACTCGTTCCTGGCCAAGGCTTACAAGCTCCAGACCGTTACGACTGCCCTGCCGGCAGGCGAGACCTTCCCTCTGGGTGGTAACTCCTACGGCACAACAGTCTAAGGACTGACGCATGGAGCATCTAGCTACAGTTGATCAGGTTGCCGCCCGCAGTTCCGAGACAATCGAAACCGTGGACGAGCTGGCCCTGGCCGATCAGATGCTCTTTGAGGCCTCCGCGTGGGTCCGCCATCACGGCGGACAAGCGTGGCCAACCATGGCGCAAGCCCCTGAGGTGGCGGTGGCTATTACAGCCGCCGCCGCCTCTCGCGGTTACATGAACCCCTCGGCTTACGTCATGGAACGCTCGGACATGAGTACGTTCAACGTAAGTCCCGAGTACGCGGCCGGCACTCAGCTTTCCAAGTCTGAGATCGCCATGTTGCGTCCGTTCTCCCGCAAGGGAGGCGTCATATCGGTAGGCCTCATAAGCACTGAACGCCCCATGCCGCGCATGTCGCGGCGTGCCGGCTACTACGCAGACCGTGGCTACGCCCCGTCTGCCGATGGCACCAAGCCCATCCCGCTTGGGACGTGGCCGTGAAATCCAGACTCCTAGACAATGGCTCCTCCATCTTGCAGGTCTACCCAGAGGTGGAAGTCGTCAACTCCCGTGGGGACCGCGTGCGCGTCCCCTCAGATACCCCCACGCTTGTGCGGGTGTCCATGTCCCGTGACCGTAACTCCACAGCAGAGTTGCCGGGACAGGTTGACGTGAAGGTCATCCGGTGCGTAGCCCGCACGGCCCCTGTCGGTTCCTGGGCACGCATTGTGTATGACGGCGAGGAGTGGGACTTGACGGCACCCCCTCACTTTAGTGAGGGCGTCTCCCGGCGAACACGCAACGTCACGTTCACAATCCGCTCCCGCAATGACGTGGGAGTGCACGAGTAATGCTCCGGGCCGGTAACTGGGAGTGGTACTACCCAGAGGAGGGCGATGATTCCATCGCCTCCATCGTGGGCTACTCCAAGCCCTCAGTCGCAGGCCTGATGCGGTACTCCACCGCCATGGCTCGCGAGGCGGCCAACATTCTGTCAATGACGGAACACAGGCCCAATCAGGAACGCTCCGAAGTCGGAGTGGTCCACATGGGCGGTGCTCACATGGGCCACCGCCCTGACCTCGACTCGACCGTGTATCTCTCTGCCGCCGATGAGGGCAAGGGCAAGGCCAACGCATGGCGCGCTGTCCAGTCCATTGAGTTTGGACACTACACAGCGGGCCGCGACCACGAGGGTGAAGGCCCTCGCACCAAGAAGGACCACAAGCGCCACTGGGTTCCGGGGGTTTCCCCGCTCCGCAAGGCCGCTAAGACTATGGTCCGCAGACGAAGGCTCTCCATATGACCCGCACGATCCAGACTTTCGGATCTGTAGACGACCTCATGGTGACAGTCCTCAAGGATTTCTTCACAGGGCAGGACATTCACATCGGAACCCTGTTCTCCTCAGCTCTCGCTCCTCCAATTATCATCGTGCGCCGTGAGCGGCGCTCAGGTCAGGCGTCCATCGACTCCGACGATGACCGGTTTATCCAATCGGCCATTGTCTCGGTGAACACAATCACCTCTGGCCCCGATGCCGATCTGATGGGGGAGGAGTTGCAGGAGGCTTGCCGAATTGCAATCCGCGAGGCCCAGCAGAACCAAACGTCGGTCCCCGGCAAGGGGAGCATATCCGCGATCACCAACAGTATCGAACCATCACGAGTGAGTGACTGGGCTACCTCCACAGGGGTTCAGC